CCCTGCATGCTCTGATGATTTCCGCATTGATAGTATAGAACATCGGGAGCACCTGTGGGCACGGTAAAAGTTAATGTGCCTTTCTCTGTGCCGTTGCCTGACACTCCTGTGCTGTATATCACCGATGTGCTGCCGTCTTCTGCTACACCAGTTTTGAATGGTTCTGTCATTATGTAGAAAGGATGGCCCTGTGTGTCCAAAATAAATTTGTAGGTATTACCTCTAGACAGGGTGACCGATGGATTGTTTATTCCCGGATATATTCCAAAATTATAAGCTGATTGTCCGGTATGCGTTACCGCAATTTCAGACACTGTGTTGGTTCCGTTGTTGGCTATCAATATAGGATTTGGTCCTTCTGGCAACCAATAATATTCTCTGTAATTGATCAGCTTGTCAAAATCTATAGCCGGATCCCAAGAGTAGACTTTTTCTTTATTAAGCCTGTCATGATTAGAAACATCTCCTCCAAAGAATTTTATTTGATTGATATAATCATCATAGGTAGCAGTAAATTTTACTTGATCCTCTGGATTGATCGAAGAAGTATCTTTGTCTGTGTAGGTTACAGTGGGCTCTAACTGATAACTATCTCTATCTTCAATACCAGATTCAATAAATTTATCTGTGATCAATCTGGTGTAAGAATCTCTTCTACCAACATAGCCATCTAACCTAATTAAGCTGCCTGGTTGAATCAACTGATCCAGTGTAGAACTTAAAAATCGTTCGTTGACATCTGTTCTGTAAAAAGTGGGTAGATGTGCGACTGATCTTCGAAGAGTCACACCATTTTCATCAGTGACCACATCATAGTTTGATTGGCTGTCTAGAGGTTTATCCGCCATTATTAGTACCCTGTTCCGCTGCTGCCAGTACTAGATCCAGAACCTAATTTAGAAATTGTCACAGATGATACTGCAGAAGTCGATCTCGTGTTAGTGGTCAATCCAGTGGTGTTTGTGACCACGTTGCCGCTGGCCAGTAATTGATTGGCTCCGATAGCATCAATAATTACCACATCATCAACCGTGGCTCCATTAACAAAAATTTCATCTGCTGCTCCACTGATCTGGAACAACGAACCAAATCCCTGTCCTGCTTGATTTGGGACTATAACCACTGTTAACAGATCAGGAGCAAGTTGAGTATGAATATAGGCCGCAAGCTCTGTAAAATAAAAAGTATCACCAAAATCAAAATTGTCCAATGCAAAAAATTCGTTGATTGCTTGAATCACTCGAGTCTTGATCACTGCATTGGTCACATTAGTTGATGCATTCTTGACCACCTTGAACGTGGCTTGGAATTGCTCATCTGCTTGTATTCCGAACAACACTTTATATTTCACGGGATGGAATACCAGTTGATCAGAAAGTGCTTTAATGGGATTGAGCCCGGCGGCATAACTGATTCTCAATTGATCTGAAGTCGAAGGTGCGGGTCTTTCTCCCCCTTGACTCAGCCAAGTTCTAAATAACTGATCATAGGTTCTTTCCAAAACATAGATGTCCATGATATTGGTCTGTGCAGGGTCTATTCTTGTGTTTTGACTAGCAGTATGTTTATATAAAAATTCTATGTTACTTCTACCTTTCCTTGCAATATAGTCTGTGGTAGTTTCCAAGATTATGGTTTCAGCATTAAATTTTTTGACAACATCTTCGTCAACATCATAGAAATAAAATAATTGTCCATCCTCATAAGTTCCGGGTAACACGATAGAAGATTCGTTCTGTGTCACAACGAAATTGCTGGCATCATATGGTCTGTATCTCTCAATGTCATTGTAACCCAAATATTTTTCAAAAAATACAAATTTTGTGCTGACATTGGTGTTGGGCTCCACAATGATATCAAAGATATCTGGATTGTCTACCACTCCGTCATCGTCGTCATCATAGAATCCCACTTTGACCTTTCTATTATCTTGGTATCCATCTGCCTCTTCCACTGTGTCTACGATCTGCCAATCGATCGGGAATCCTATGCCCAATCCCGTGCTGGGCACGGTGTTAGATTTTAGTACTTTTACTACATCTTTGACTGTTTTTCCCGTGATATAATCATACACTCTATCGGTTTTATCAAAATAAAATTTGTTATCTTGCTCGCTCTCAAAAATATAGTTCAATCCTCTGTAGGTCACTGTGTATATGCTGCCATCTGTGGTGAATTTAAACCACCAGCTGGCATCTAGATTATTTTGTGACGTATCACCGGCATAGTCCAGAGAAAAATCATCATCGCTGCTCAGGTTCACTCCTGTGATCACTCGCCACAAAGAGTTCTCTTCATCAAATCTCAATCCAAATTCTTCATAGGCTTCTATTCTATCTATGATATCTGTTTTTAATTCTGTGTCAAATATGGTCGTGAATGGAGGATACACGGCGCTGGCCACTGCGTTGTTTGGAATCACATCATTCAATGTGACTGGTCCTTGACCATTCTCTAGATTGCCTTCTCCCTGATTGGCTCCATCCAATACCACTCCTGATATTTTTGCCCAAGCTCTGTCTTCTGCTAGATCTGTGCCTAGAGTGACTAATTTTCCATTTAAAAATTCTCGGGTGTCCGGAGAGGTGAATTTTACCAAGGCTCCCACCTTGGCATATTTTAAGTTGCTTGTGGAATAATCTCCCAGAGTCAGTGGTCCGGCTGCATTGAAATATCCTGTGTTGGTGTTGGTCCCCACTGTGGTGCTGATCCAGCTGGCCGACAGGGCGCTCAAATCTTTGGTTCCATATTTTAGATAGAAGAATTGTCTTGAATATGCTTCTTTTAATTTTCCTTCTACCAATCTATTGATGATATCTAGTATCTCATTCCTGTTTGTAAATGTGAAGGTAAACTGTGGTCTGGTTTCTTCTCTGTACAATATTCCGTCATCTGCGAACACAGAAACATTGCTGTAAGCACCTGTTGGGTCAATGATCTCTCGCGATCTGCTCACTCCGCTGGCTGTTCTATTGCTCGCTTTGAGTTTGATGATTTCTTGAGATGCTGCTAGTGGCACCACATTGTAATCTTCTGCAGTGATCATTCTGTTCTGAGCATAGTAAACCTGAGATGCTTTGGTCTTGATACTGTCATTTGATTCTGATGCTGCTGAATTATAAACCGACTGTTGTAGAGCACAAGTCACAGTGAGTTGTTGTTCTCCACCGGCCTTGTCCAGATAAGGCACCACAAAACTTATACCTTGCATATCTGCTGACTGTATGGAATATTTGGCATTGTCGCTGGTCCTGTAGTACAATCTAAAAGTTCCCAAAGGAATGTTAGAAAAGTTTCCGTCGCCGAACACTAGGTCAACGGTGTCATTGTTCTTGGTCGCAACATTATAGATGTCTCTCACGTCAGACGCCAAACTGTTGTATATCACGTTGCTGCCAGATAGGTCTGGCACCTTGGTCCATAATTTTTCTATTTGACCGAAATCGTCCAATTTGTACAACCAAAGGTCGGTGTTGTTTATGTTGTTGATTGTGATAGGTTGCACATAATTTGTGGTTGGTTGGCTGATCGAAAATTCTGTGCTGCCCAGAGATCCTTGTTTGAACAGGACAAAAAATCCTGTGTTGGGACTGGTATCACCTGCTCCATCTATTCTGTACATGTATGTGAAACCTGTTCCAGGAATAGGATCTTGCTCGTATACGGATTCCGAACTGGAAATGGTTGCCGGAACTATTTCAAACTGCCTAGTGATTCCGCTGACCGATCTATTAAAGACAAATACCGGAACATCAGTGTTGTTGGAATTTAATGTGTAAACCTCTGTGGGTGTACCTCCGATTGAATCGCTTTCTTTTGGTTTACCGAATCTCTGTCCGTCCACATTGGCGGCATTCAACACTGTGATAAATTGCTCTCTGTAGTTTGTGTTGGATGGATCGTTCCAAACGATCGTGGAATTTATCAAACTATTACCGCTGCTGTCTCTGACATCTTCAGATGTAGATATTGAAGTTATTTTTAAAAGTCCGGTAGCTGATAAATTTCTCTTGGGATTGTAATTGATCAATCTGGCCAATCTCAAAATACTGTTTCTTCTCTCTGCCGTTTCTAAAAAATTCTCTCTTGCATTTAGATCCACTCGGAAACTCAAGCTCTGAGCAATGTAAGCGATGAGATCTATCAGAGCCACATACTCTGAACTCTCAACAAAATCATTGAAATCGTCTGGATAATTTTCTCTGAGATAGGCCACCATGGTCCTTCTCAGTGTTTCAAAGTCGTAAGATTTAAAATCTGCCTGTTGGAAGGCGGTGTAAATTTTGCGCCAATCTTCGGCTACAAGCAATCGATTTTGTCTGTCAGTGGTGGCCATAGTTTAAACTATGGATATTTATTGATTTTATTATATGCGTAGATTAAGAAAGGCGCAAAGCAGCGTTTTCGTCGAAACTAAAGGTGAGTTTTTCAGTTATGTTGTAGGGTATGTAGGTAATAGTGGCCTGCACCGATATTCCATGCTCTGATTCGCTTACCAATATCTCTCTGGTGCTCAATCTGGGATCAGCATTGAGATTTTGTGCGATATCATCTGCCACTGCCTGTTTGGTTGCTTCTGTCAATGGCTCAAACAGCACATCATAGATAATGGTGCCAAAATCAGGATTTTCTACTCGTTCTCCCTTCCTCACACTCAGTCGATTGATAAGATCTTGCTTGATCAACTCAAAATCATACAATTTATAATTGCTTTTGTCGGCTCGTGAGCTAAACCCTCTAAAAGTCTGTTGTCCACCAGCTATAAAATTACTGTTATCTTTTTCACTCATTTTTAAAATCCAAATATTTTACCTATACTTCTGCCCACAGAAGCTATTGTGGAGGTTACCTGATTACCTATCATACCCACCACGCTCCTGATCTGGGTCACCGATGTTATGTTAGTGCCCATCACAGACTTATAAACGTCATTTACAACATTCACTTGACCTGCTATGTTATTTACTTTGCCTAAAGCACTCACCCCTGGAGCAATGATACCTCCTACTTGGTTGGTCACTCCCCCTAGCGCTAGATTTTGTAAATTGTTCAATCCTCCCTGTACTCCTCCTAACACATTACCTGCTGTAGAAAATACTCCCTTGCCCGAACTTAGATCATTTATCACTGATGTTACTGATCCTGTGATAGCTTGTGATAAATTGCCTGCCGTAAACAACACTCCTCCTTGATTTACAAATATTTGATCTTTTAATAAATTCAATGATCCACCGGTGACCGATTCAACAGTTTGTTTGATAGTCGAGCTCACTCCCTCTGCCAAAGGTGATATGTTGAATGGGCCTGTTACCGTTGCAGGAAATCTATCTAAATAAGTTTTGGCATAATCTTCTGCAGCTTGTGATAAAGCTCTTACATCAGTCACAGGAAGATCTAATTTTTTCATATGCACTGCTAGATCTGCTTGGAATTGTCCAATTCTGCAAGTTGGATTATCACTATCTCTATTTAATTGTGCGAGATGTGCCGCTGTGCCTGGTACATTGCAGTCTGTATCATCTTCGGTTCCCGCAAAAGACACAATATCATCCCAGTGTCCAGGAAACGGTTCGTGTGTTGGAACTCTCTGTCCTGACATAGATACATTTCCTGTAGGTGTCCATTTTAATGGTGGGTTGAATGCTTTTTGTGTCACATCCACTTCTGGTTTGTCCTCTCTCAATGTTCCCGTGCCGCTGAGATCATAGAACGGTGTCCTTTCATAGGTGACTATCATATTTGGGTTTGTGTAGGTACTATTGAAATGTACTTGTTCACCGGTTAAATGATGCTGACCGGTTGCCATATGCAATTGAGCCATGCCGGCATAAGATATAATTGAACCGCTTATCGCTTTATTAGTGAATGATCCTCCTGACTGTATCTGTGTATCTGTGTCAGAATAGGTTTGTATCGCTCCTCCATCCAATACTAATTTCTGTATAGCGCTCATTTTTATTTGCCCTTTGGCAAACATGTTGATATTGTTGTCGCTGTGCAAGTCGATATCACCAACCGATCTCACTGCGATGGTGTGTCCTGAATAGATATCTATACCTCCATTGGCGCTAAATTCCATCCAGACGTTGCCTGATGCATTCGCAAGATATATTACACCCTTGGTGTCATGCATCAATAATTGATGGCCGCTGCTGGTTCTCAGTCTGATCAACTCATTGTTGCCTGCAGCATCACCATCATCCATTACGAATGTGTGTCCTGCTTCTCTCACCACGGGCCTTTCAGGATTAGCGTCTGTGGGTCCTAATTTAAATTTCTTTTTGCTTTTTCTATCTACTCTTCCAGGAGTGCTGATTCCAAATACTGCACTGGGACTCTCTCTTCTAGCAGAACTAGTTGTGGTACCACGCACTGTGTCTTTTATTAATCCCTGTCTTTTCAATGTATCAGCAAAAGGATGCACAGGTTTTTTAAGTTTATCAAGTCCTCCAACATTGCTCGCTGCGGTCCATGTGGTTCTATTGACTTCAGAAACAGGTACTTCTTTGGTTCCGTATGTGCTTTCCACTGTTTCGTTAGAATCATCTGATCGTCCCTCTGCTCCCAAAGCAGTGTGAGGACTGGCGGCGATACCAGGTATCATATGATTGGTATAGGGATCTTGCACGCAGCCAAACCAAAAACCCTCTGATACTTTTCCTTCCACAAAAATCACTAGCACTCTGGTATCAATATCGGGGGGAACCATCCACATTCCATAACTGTGGGGGCTGTCATCAAAATCATAGGGACTGGTTTTGGTTGTTGCACTAGGACTCTTTGCACCATAAAATGGTGTTAGATATTTTACGTCATACAACATATCAGAAGGACCGTCATCCGTACCTGACAAGCTAGGAATCATCACTTTCAATCCTCCCATTCTGGTAGGATCCACGTTGTCTTTGACAATGCCTATGTATGGACCTGGATTGATCTCAGTGTACTGAGTGGTCCTAAACTGTTTATTGGGTGTTGATGCGTCTCCGTATATGGTCATAAGTCTATATATTAAGCAGAGTCAGAGTTAACGCTCTGACCGGTATTCCCCGAAATAGCTTCTTTCTCTTTTGCATTTGCTTTATTAATTTTTTCATTCATCTCTTGTATCGTTTGTATCGATGTCATCTGTTTTCCTTGGTTGTTAAATCTTACCAGATCCAATACTTGTGTGAATTTTCCACTGTCAAAAATGCTTTCTACTTGTACCACTTTATATAGTCCACTAAAAACAATGTTCTCTAAGTTTTTAAAATTCATCACGCTCTTTTTTTCATCTATGTCTGTGGGGAATCTAAAATCTAATGTGACGAACGGCTCTGCCTGATCATAGTTAAAACAGCCTAATTCTTCATCCCAGGCCTTGCCATCGAAGGAGGACGTGACCGTGGTAGATTTGCTTGTGCTACCTTTGGATTCGTTGGGCAGAGCAAAATCCTGTCCTATGAAAGCAGGATCTCCCAGTATAGTCATTTGCACATTGACCATGTCTCCCATGGGTGCTGTTAGATACTCATAAAATTCATCTACCTGAGTTGTGCTTGGGCCTTTGCCCGAAGAAGGATCAGCCGATTTGGTATAGGAAGGATATCTGCGCAGCGGTAACAGGGGTTCGGGTTGGCTTTGAACTAGAGATCCAAATTTTTGATAAAGATCCTGCCAGGAAAGATCTTTAACATCTCTTTTTTTTGAACCATCGGCTCCTGTGCCATCGACCAGTGCCGCTTGAAAATAACCAAATTTATAATTTATTTTTAGATCCAATATATCGTGGTTGTCTCCGGTGTATATGTAATTGTATCTTTTTTTCACAGTCTTCCCCCACAATGGCGAAGCGCTCAATCCCGGCAATGTGAAATTCATCACATGCACTGCATATGGTATCACCGTAAAAGTGATTATTTTTGGATGCATGCCTGTTCTTCGGTCGAATTCTGCAGTATTTGTTTCCACGTTGGTCACAATCTTGAACCACGGCACATAGGGTTCTTTTGTTTGCGTCTCCGTTTGAGCCTCTGTCTGTTTGTATTTGGCTTCTTGCTGCTCTCCTATTTCTATCCAATATTTTTTCACTATATCGGTTATGTTTCTAAAATTATCAGCTCTTTGCACGCAGTCAGAAATGACCTTGGCTATGCTTTCGTTGGGCCTCACGCTGACAGGAAATTTGGTTCCTGTCAGATTTGAAAGATTAAAGTTCCAGGCTTTGCTATTGGTCACCGGAATACTATTCTCAATTTTTATTACGTAGGTATCTTTTTTATCTCTCGATTTTTTTTCTATCTCCACGTCCTGCATTTTGTTGAGAACTGCTGACAATTTGTCCATGGCTTCAACCAGGGTGCCGCCTCTTTCGACATTGCCGAAAATGTTACCCGATCCCCTGATGTACAGGTATCTATCCGTCATAGCAAATTCTGTCCATGGCACAGCAGTTATTGTGTAGACAGTGCCCCCTGCATTGATCTCCATCTCTGCATTGGTAATTTTAATTGGCAAAACTCTCTTGGTTATAAGTTTTAATGGATTGCCTATATTGTCATAGCCTCTAAATTCCAATGTTAAGAGATAGGGTGCATCCACGTGATCTAAAAATTTGTTATTGAAAGCTGCCGCTTTCATTTTTTCAAAAAGTGTAACACCATACGGTTCATGCATGACCATTTCTATCTTAGTGAAATTCATCATCTTCCTTTGTTCGTTGGGGCGATGCACTGCATTTATTATTACTTTTTCAAAAAATATATCATGTCCCCTTCTTAATATTTCGTCTGATTTTTCTCTCGACTTAATATAACCATCTTTGTGTTTGAAATCAGAGTAGACTGTGCCGTTGTCCTCGTTGTCCACTGTTGCCTTGGCTGAATTTGCCGATCCTTCTCTATTGAATTCTGAAAATCTTCCTTCCGGACCTATACCAGAACTCTTGGCAATAACATCGTGTGGTGATTCCTTTTTTATTTTTTCGGGCTTTCTAAGATCATCTTGTGACAATGCCGACAGCGTCCATATATAATTGTAGGAAGCATACTGATGCAGTCTATTTGATTCTGCTGTGTCTTCTTTTTGAGAATTTTTATTGATAGTCTTGCCTGCGAATGCTAATTTGTTAGGTCCTTGTAAATCATTGTACAAGGCTTCTGTGTTGATGTCACTAAAAATAGGATAATCTACCATTTTTATATGCCTAGATCATTTTTTAGATTGCTCAATTTGGGTAACTGGATAGTTTTTCCTGGAGCAAAATCATAGATTGGGTCTTCGATTGCGTCTGGATTTCTCTGAGCAAACACCCACCATAATCTTGGAGTGCCGTACAAGTCAAATGCCAACAGGTCTGGTCTGTAGGCATATGTTCTCGTGATGGTGTAGGTGACATCATCTTGCTCTGCTGTGATTGTGCGAGGCAATAAAAAATCCAAACTGATATTGTTTTGTGGTGTATTAAAATATGGAGACGTGTTGCTGTATTTGGCCATTAGATGTATCCTATTCCGTTTTTATCATTCAACTCGCCATTGATAAATTTACGCATGCTGAAATTTTTAACTGATTCTCTAGAGTAGATCGGTTGTAGTTGTAATGTGACCTGGCTCATTGTGGGAGCCCACGAAGTGTTTTTGTCTGTCAATAATAATTCCGGTCCAATGAATGATTGTTGTTTGTTTTGGTTGCCCTGCACCGTGCAGATATAATCAACGTCGGCTCTTAGATCAATCGAGAAGTTTGTCACTATCACCGGCACTTTATTAAACACGTATGCTCCGTATCCCGAAAGGCTCAATATGGGAGGTGGATTTCCTTTGAGTCCGTCATCTTCTCCTCCAAAAAACATTTTGGTCACTGACCTAAAGAAATGCAACATGGCAATCCAGTAGCGTGCATCTTCTTGATTCTGCACGGGGAACTCTCCCACCACTGTAAAGCTGGGCACTTCGCTGTGTGAATATGCATAGAATGGATAGTTGCTGTGTGTGAGGTTCAATGCATTGTAAGATGCCGAATGATTGATTATGATAGAAGGAGTGATGGGAAAAGTTACTCCACCGGTGCTCGCCAAGGGAGCCAGCACATTATTTCTCAAAACTCCACCGTCGTCGTCCCTGCCCGATTCAAAGAATATCGATTGCAATTGACTGTCTGTGGGCAAAACCACTTTCACCCTAAAATCCTGTTTTCCGCTACGCACGGTCCACTGGGCTGATCCTCGCAATTTCATGTTGGCTTCTGCGCCCTTGTTTAGACCATTTCCAAACAGCCTGCCCAGTGTGCGATTAAAAATATTACCGCCCACGTTGGACAGCACTTTGCCTATGCCGCCTGTGCTGGAATTTTGTTCTTCGATATTAGGTTGTAAATCCATAAAAAAAATATTATAATAACAACTATATTTATAGGCATTATTTTAGGCGCACTTTGTAGCTCAAAAACACCCAAAAAAGTTCAAAAACTAAAGGATTTAAAAAATGAAAAGAGTGAATTATCTAAACAATCGTGACTTGCTGTCCGAAATACACAAGAGCAAGAATACCTATTCTTCCTACGTGAGTCCTGAAGACAGTCAATATGATATGATTGTTAACGACATTAAAAAAATTAATGGTGCCAATATTGCCCGGGCAAGAAAAATACATGCAAAAAGGCTCACTGCAGAAGCATGGGATCAAGCCAAGAAAACGGGAAACAAAAGGATCAAGATGAGTGATTACGAGGTGTCCCCAAGAAAAGTTAAAAAGACGGATCTGGTGTTTCGAGTGATGACATTTGATCACATCACCACAGACAGCGAGAGGAAGAAGAATCCCAAGACCCGCGCGGACCATCACACCAAGGTCAACTTCCCGCCGTTCCAGCACTATAGGATCACGGAGAAAGGTCAGCTGGTGTGCGTGGGCAAGAGTCATTGGGTGGGCGGCATGAGCAATGGACACTTCTCTAACGATCACGGCAAGATAACTCCCACGCTGGCCCACATGTTTTTAAAACTGGCGGAGAGATACAGCCAGAGGAGCAACTGGAGAGGCTATACCTATGTGGATGAGATGCGTTCTCAAGCACTGGTGCAATTGAGCCAGATCGGTCTGCAATTTGACGAATCTAAATCTGAGAATCCTTTCGCTTATTACACAGCGGCCATCACGAACTCGTTCACAAGAATCCTGAACATCGAGAAGAAGAACCAGAACATCCGTGATGACATATTGGAAATGAACGAGATGATGCCTAGCTATACCCGACAGGCCAAGAACGAGAGCGAGACCGTGGCAGCAAAGAAGAGACAGAAAGAATTGCACGGCGAGGTAAAGGTCTACAGCAAGACAGCCCTAAAAGAATTAAATCGACAATATAAAGAAGCTGGTAAATTGTCACTTGCAGATGACGACAAAATCAAATAATATCTAACTATGGCATTTTTTAAAAAGGCTGCT